CCGGCTGAAACTGTCCCGGCACACACTCGTTGGCTCCTTGAACTTGGCCTTCCCACGGGCAGATACATCAACCCCGAGCACCTCGTAGTCCCTGTAGAAGCGGTCGTCTACAGCTTTCGCACCAAGCGTAAGTGTCAGTAAGTGGTTGGCAAAGGTTTGAATGATAGGTACCCCCACGTTCAAGGCCAACTCGCACTGTGCCACACCCCTAAGGTATGGGCGCACAAATGCGGGCTGGTTCAGGTGAGCATGATTGGAGGTCATTTGGCTAATGACCTTGGTCCAATCTCTCACCATCTTCCACTCACCAGAGCGGACCTCTACTGGAGCACACTGACCAAATCGCACCTGCTCTATCACTGACGTGGGACGTTCCAAGACCATCTCATGGCCGGAAAACTCGAGGGCGAGGGAAGCGAAACAACCGACTACCCGCTCAGAATCACACTGGGACAGAAAGACTAAAGCATTGTCGCCATCGACCAGCACGTCGAATTTAACCTTGAGGTGCTTAAGCACCGCGACAACCACCGCTAGCATGATAAGTGTGTTACCCATGCCAGTGTTAAAGTCTCCACTTGCCCTACCACCCGAGCGCGAGAATCGCAAACCCCCGTTCGTCGACCCCTCGTTAACGAGTTGCATAGAGAGCAGGAAAGCCAACAAATCATCCCCGCCAAAGGCTGATTTGTAAACACCATGCTCCTCCAACAACTGCCAAACGTCCACGTGAGCCTCAAAAGCAGACCCATCCACTTCAAACACTACACAGGATGCAAAGGACCTCATTTTACGGACGATGAGGTTTGCTCGTTGCACCATGTTCAGGCCTTTCGCCACAACCCTAGTATTAGAGCCGCCGTATAACCTTCGAGCTGTGAGGTAACCCCACAACCAATGCTCAAAAGGCTTCAGCCGAGAAGCAAGGGCCAGATTGTACCTAGGATCTCTAGGGAATATCATCCTAGGTTTGCCATACTTTCCGTACCCAAACTTATCAGCCTTCAGAAAGGCGCGCAGCAACGCATCGCGATTGGTAACGCTCTCATCTTGCAATGACCTTTCTGCCTCGACGTACTTGCGACGCATAGCACCTGAGTAAGATTGCGCCGTTTCTAGGAAGCTCCATCTTTCACCGCCCCATTGTCGCGCTAGATAGCGTAACTTGCGAAACACTTTCAAAACAGGCGTTCGCGATTCTGGATCGGAGATGGGTGTGGGAGCTAGAGATCGCTTCAAGAGGGCAGTGATCTCGTTGCAGCTACAGTTTGCATGCACTGAGGGTGCCCAACAACCCTCGATATCAGCGAAGCATGCAGTGTACATCCGACGCCTAGTCCTATCAAAGCAGCCAAGTTCGCGTTTCTGTTCGAGCATGGCGCCCTCGCGCAGGGGTAAATCGGCAACCCCCTTGCAGACAC